GGATGCAGCAGACTTCTTAAAGGTGTTCCAACAATATACATTGAATGATTATCTTTATAATCTTTCTATAGCAAGAATAAATTTCATGTCTATTGACAACACCCACACAAAGTACCTACATGGTGCTGACAAGAAAGTTTGGAACAATTACAAGGAGGCTATGGAAGCGCAGGTTAAACTTAATAGCTTTATGTCTGGCTACAAAGCACATGACTTGAAAGATGGTGAGGAATTTGACGTTCCCATTCATCAACCAAACAAGAAAAAGAAATAACATATAATAATTATAATATATGGCAAATCTAAATCCTACTATTGTAGTTGCTTCTTTGGATGATAAAGATTTGAAGTCTGCCATTGACAAACTTGTAAATTACGTACAAGAAGGAACAGGCAAGATGAAAACCAACTTTGACCAAACTATTGATGCAATGAAGGCTAAACTTCAAGAGTTGGGTAATGTCAAGGTTGATTTATCACAAACTCTTGATGGTATTGAAAAGGCAAAACAACAAGCAACAAAAGGGAAAAATAGTGGCGAAGGAAGCTCTACTAAATTTGCAGAAGAAACTGTTGGTGCTTTAGAACAAGAAATCAAGGCTGAAGAAAAACGTAGAAAAGAAATGGCTCTTGGCTCAGAAGAATTGCTTAAACAAAATAAAATTATCGCTGATAATAAAGCTGAGCTAAAAAGCCAATTAATGACCGAAGAAGAAAAGAATAAAGCTATTGAACGGCAAAACGCAGCACTCGAAAAACAAAGGGAGAAACAACTTAAAAAACAACAAAGCCCTTTTATTTACGATTATAATAAGGCTATGCAATTGTCAACTAATTCTTTAAGTAAAGCTGAAAAAAAACTTAGAGAATTGGAAAGCGTACATCAACGCATGAAATCAAGCGGTATTTTTGACGAAGTAAAAATACGCAAGGTTGAAAAAGACATTGATAACTTAAAAACAAAAATAGAACGCCTTAGAAATTCAAGTACCCAACCCAAAACATTGAACGAGGTGCTTGGAATGGATGAAAATAGCATAGATGCAATTACAAGAAAAATGGCGGCACTTAAAAAGGTGCAAATAGACCCCAAGAACAAACAAGAGGTTTCACAGCTATCAAGTGAATATAATAGGCTAAAAAAGTCGCTTGACGAGATACTTGGTAAAAATGCACAACTTGTAAAATCTAATACTGCATTGGGTAATGCTTTTGGGTATATTAGAAATCGTATCATTTATGCACTTACATTAGGTACTATAACCACTTTTGTAAAACAGATTTATGTAATTCGTGGTCAGTACGAATTACTTGAAAGGTCATTGGGCGTATTGGTTAATAGCTTTCAAAAGGGCAGCCAAATTTTCCAAGAATTGAATGCTATGGCTATAAAGTCACCTTTTACTTTGTTGGAACTTGCAGGTGCAGCCAAACAGTTAACAGCTTACAATTTTGAAGCGAACGAGGTTGTTGATACCACAAGACGTTTGGCTGATATTAGTGCCGCCTTGGGCGTGCCTATGGAACGATTGACATACAACTTGGGACAGATTCGTGCGCAAACGGTTTTGACTGCCCGTGATGCTCGTGACTTTGCCAACGCAGGTTTGCCTATAGTAAAGGCTTTGTCCGATTACTTCACAGAATTAGAAGGAAAGGTGGTAACCACTGGCGATGTTTATAGCAGGATGTCAAAGAAAATGGTGTCATACACCGATGTGATGGCAGTGTTGAACAAAATGACTGACGAGGGTGGTAAGTTCTTTGATTTCCAAGCAAAGCAAGCACAAACATTAAAAGTGCAATTGGCAAACCTTAATTTGGCTTTCAATAATATGTTAAATGATATGGGAAAGGAAAACCAAAGTTTGTTGTCAATACCATTAAAAAGCCTTAAATATTTGCTTGAAAATTGGCGTTCCATTAATCGTGCCATTTGGGATGTAATATATGCTATAGGTGTGTTTGGAGCTACAAGTGTTGTTTATGCAGTTTATGCAAACTACGTGGGTGGTGTTGTCTTAAAACTTAAAAATTTATATGTTATTGGTAATAAAATAATAGAAGTTGTAAAGATGATAGGTCTTGCAATGAAAACTGCCTTTATGAACCCTGCAACTTGGATTGCTGCCATTGCATTTGCTATTATTGACTTAACCCAACAGTTCTTTGCTAATAGAAAAGAAATTGCAGAAATTAATAAGCAAATAAAGGAAAATATTAATGAGCAACAAGAGGCATTGCAAGCTTACTTGAATACACTTGAAAAAACTAACGAGTTGGAGATTGCAAGGAAAGGTGAACTTTCGGATGACAAAGCCAAAAAAGCATGGTCACAGATGGAAGGTGAAATAGGAAACTTGGCAAGTTCAGCATCTACATTATTAACTAATTTGATTCAAATATCCGACTTAAATCAAAGAATAACCGTTGGTGCTGATTTATTAAAGTCCATAGAACAAGCACATGGTTTCATAAGTGACATAAAAGATGACACATTTGAAATTTCACATTCACAAGGATGGGGTGGTATTTTTGGAGAAGGTCTTGCAGATGATTTGAAAGACTACAATACCGCTGTTGATAATCTTAATGGGAGTTATGCCAAGCAAGTTGATTTGGTAGATGCCCTTAAAGAAGCACAAGGGGAAATTGATATTACTGCAAATAGCATAACATCTTTCTTGTCAAGAAATAATATTACAGACCCATTCCAAATTGCTGAAATTCTTGAACATGTAAAGAATGCAATTAAGTCAAAAGTTCCACAAATACAAGGTGAAGCTGCTAAGTTGTTTGATATACGATTGGATGAAAAAATCTCCGAATATACTAATGGTGCTTATAACAAAAACACATCATTGTGGAAAATATTTATGGAGGATTTACGTAAGCATTCTTCAGCAGCCTTTTCAGGAATTACAGATGATATTTACAATGCAAACTACGAATTAAGTGAACAACAAAAAGAAGCCATAGAAAAGAACCTTGAAAGATTCAAGAAGACTATGCCTGAATATTATAACGCAGTTGCAGATATGGTACAAGATGCCAACCGCCTTAATATTGAAATAGGCATAAAGTTTGGCGTTGAACAAAAAAGTGATTTTCAAAAGGAATATGAAAAACGTATAGACGACAACATAGCATTGGCAAAGACTATATTTGGCAAAGATGCATTAATGATGTATGCACCAAAATCTAAGGATGATTACATTTCATGGATGTCTGACCTTGAAAAACAATTAGAAAATATCAAAAAGAATATAGATTCTTACCAAAAAATAGGTGGAGATTTTGGAAATAATATGGTTAAAAGTCTTGAAAAAGACCGTAACATAATACAAAGTGTAATTGAAATGTTCAAGCCCGAGGTGTTCTCGGATTTTCAATGGGAATTTCTTAATAGGTTTGGACAGGCATCACAAGACCTTATGAAATATTTGCCAAGCTCAACTGATGAATTTGACAAATGGATAGAACAAAAAGAAAAAAGAATTGAGGAAATAGATAAGAAACTTGAATTATATAGTGATGCTAATGGCGAATATTTTGACAGCCTTTCAAAACCATTAGTTGAAGAAAAAGCACAATTGCAATTGATAGTTAATGAATTTAAGAAACTATCTGATTTTCAAAAGGATTTTTCACGAAGGGCTGGCGATAATTACTACGACCTATTGCCTTATTCACCAAAGGCAGGAGAAGAATTTGCACAGTGGGTTGAACGCTTGCAAAATGATATACAAAAATATAAAGAAGCCATTGAATTGTTGAAACTTATAGGTTCAGCAGACCCATTTGCAATACCAAAAATGGAAGAATACACAAAGAAAATTGAATTTATGTCAATGGCTCTTGAAATGTATGGTCAAGCAATTGAAAAAAGTAAAAAAGAAAAAACATCACAAAAAGATGAACTTGGCGAAGCATTAAAGCAAGAAATAAGCCTTATCAAAGACATGCAATCCAATTATGATAAGTTGCGTAAGGCAGGTGTCGGCGACTTTGAGGCTATAGAACTTGCAGCAAGGGGTTATGAAGCAACTTTGGAACGTGTGAACAATGTTCTTTCTAAATATGGCATAGACAAATTCAATGCCAACCAATTCGCAGGGAAGAATGTAAAGGAGTTGTTGGAATTTCTTGTAAAGCAACGTGAAATATTGGCTCAAAATCCAAAAGTCAAGACATCGGCTATCGAGGCACTTGATGTGGAAATACAAAAGTTGCAAGTTGATGCCAAGACCTATGACATGAAGAAAATCACTGATGGTTTGAATAGCGAATTGGCGAAGATTGATGAACAATACGAACTTGCCGTTGAATTGCAGGCTAATGCAGACCTTGGCAACCAACTTATAGACATGTTTGGCATTGATACTACTGATTTTCCAAAATCAATTGACGATTTGGTGTCAAGATACCAAAGTGCCGTTTGGGATGCTATAGCAAAGGAAAAACCAGATGTCGATTTAAGCCAATATGACATTCTTGATGTTGATTTCTCTAAACTATTTAGCGACAAAGACATTGACAGTGAATTTATGAAAGGTTTGTTGGATGCACAAAAAGCCATCAAGCAACAAACAAAGAAATGGGCGCAAGATGTTTACAACCAAACGAAACAATTGGAATACAACCTTGCTGATACAAATGGTAAGATTGCCTTAAAGGAACAAGAAATTAGCGAATTGCGTGACAAATATGCCAATGAACAAAATGCAAAACAAAAGGAATTATATGCCTCACAAATCAAGGAACAAGAAAATGTCTTGGCTGAATTGAAAGAGGGAATCCTTCAGATGATGCCTGCTTACGAGGCTTTGTTCGGTGGAATAGCCAATCATAGTGCAGCACTGACAAGAACGCTTGCAAAACGCTTGAAAAGTGCTTATGAACAAGCAAAGGAAGGTGGTAAGAACGAAAAAGGAGAATATACTTACATAGACCCCAAGAGTGGTGAATATGTTACATTGACAGAACACAAACTTGGCATAGAAATAGACAAGGTAAACAAGAAATTACTTGAATCACAACCATTGTGGCAGAAGTTGAAAGAAGATTTTACCAAAGGTGCTGATGATGAAGTTGATTTCGCTCAAGGATTGATGGATATTGCTGATGAAATGGAAAAAGTTGCAGATGGCATCCATGAAATTGGCAATATAGCAGAGGGACTTGGTGCTGATGAGGAAACACTTGAAATCATCAACGACATTGGTGCATCCATTGATGGAGTAGCTACAGCAGCCAAAGGTATTGCACAAATACAAAGCGGTGATGTGATTGGTGGAACTGTCAATGTAATCAAAGGTGCTTGGGGAGCAATATCCTCTTGGTTTGACAATTCAAACAAAAGGATAACAAGGAAGGTGGAAAGAAGTGAAAGAACGGTGCGACAGCTTGAACTTGCTTACAAAGACCTTGAATACCAAGTAGAAAAGTCAATGGGAACGGCTGAAACCGCTGCCCGTCGTGCCACCATAGCCAACAAGCAACAACAACTTGAGGAATTGAAACGCCAACTTGCCCTTGAAGAATCACGCAAGAAGAAGAACCAAGATGAGGACAAGATGTTGGAGTTAAGAAGCAACATCAAGGACTTGCAATATGAAATTAACAATATGACCGAGGAGGTTGTAAACAACCTTACTGGCAGTGATGTTAAATCAGCAGCAGAGGAATTTGTTGATACTTGGGTAGAGGCATGGAAAGCAGGAGAAACAACCTTGGATGCCATTGGCGAAAAGATGGATGAGGTTATCCAAAACATTGTAAAGAAAGCAATGACACAAGAGATTGTCGGTGCTTTGTTGCAGCCGTTGTATAACGAACTTGACAGAATGACAAGCATAGGCAGCGAAGGAGGTGAAGAACTGACCATTGAGGAACTTCGCCAATTGGCTGCACGTGCTGGTATTGTATCTAATGACATCAACACCGCCTTGGGTGCTTTCTATGGCAATCTTGAACAACTTGGACTGGTGGCAAAGACACAAGAACAAGAACAGCAGTTAAGTGCATTGCAACAAGGAATACAAGGTGTGACCGAGCAAACGGCAAATGCACTTGAGGGATATATGAACGGATTGTCACAACAGGCATACCTAAGAAATGACCTTTTGATGCAAATACGTGATGCACTGACATTGACAGACAACGACATGGCTATGGGCGTGCAGGCACAGATACTACTGCAATTGCAGCAAAGCTATGTTTTAATCCAGTCAATACATTCGTTAATGGGTAATTGGACTATCCCAGATGGAAGTGGAATACGTGTGCAATTGTTATAGTACAAAAACTTGCTAATGAAAGAAATATTTGTTATATTTGCATTGTGGATAGTCGGGAGTAGCTACCCGATGACAAGGAGCATGTCTATCGCTCCTTCCACTTTTTCATTGATAGACTTAGTTAAAAGGATAGACAATATGACAAAGAAAAAGCCATTAGAAATGTTATTGCACGATTTTAAACAAGTGCATGGAAATAGATATTGCTACGAACAAGTTAATGACAGCAATTACAAAAACAACAAGACAAAAATCCCAGTTTTATGTAAAGAACATGGTATTTTTTACATAACTCCATATCACCATATTAAGGGGGTAGGTTGTGCTAAATGTGGGGCAAAATCCGCTGGAGACAAATTAAGAAAATCTAAAAAAGATTTTATATCGCAAGCAAAATCAATTCACGGGGATAAATATAGCTATGAAAAAGTTGAATATATAAATTCATCAACAAAGGTTTGTATTACTTGTCATTTACATGGGGATTTTTATCAATTGCCACTTCATCATTTAAAGGGAACAGGATGCCCTAAATGTGGTGGAACTTCAAAAAAAAGTTTAGAAACTTTTATTGAACAAGCAAATATTACACACCATAAAAAATACGATTACAAAAAGACCATTTATGTGAACGATAGGGAAAAAGTTATCATCACTTGTCCAGTTCATGGAGATTTTCTTCAATCTCCTAACCAACATATTAAAGGTCACGGTTGTCCTTATTGTGGACGCAATCACAATTTTACAACAGAAGAATTTGCAAGCAAAGCAAACAAGATACATAGCTTTAAATATGAATATAACAAAACTAAATATGTTAATTCTCATACAATAGTAACAATAACTTGCCCATTACACGGAGATTTTGAACAAAAAGCATATCATCATTTAAATGGTTCTGGGTGTCCTGTTTGCAAAAGTTCTTTGGGCGAAAATAAAATAACTTTTTTTCTAAAACAAAACAAAATTGATTATATTGCACAATACAAAATTCTGAACGAATATTTGTTTTGTAAAAACAAGTTTTTATATGTTGATTTCTATTTGTCTAAATATAACACAATAATAGAATTTAATGGTTCACAACATTATGTGCCAACAAAATTTTTTTCATATAAACGTGATTTTCACGAACAACAAGAACGTGATGATGCAGTTAGATATTATTGCAAAGAGCATGGTGTTAAGTTAATCGAGATACCATATACTGAATATGACAACATAGAAAAGATATTAACAAAAGAATTGAATATTTATAAAACGCTTTGATTACGATGGATAAGGAAATGTTTGATTTCAAGAAAAACGCATTGATGGGGAGCATTGCAGGTTCCCCGCTGTGCAAAGAATATAGTGACGAATGGCGAGTATGTGGAGAAGACAAGGAGAAACTCATTAAGCTTGTCCTTAGACAACAAAGCATACCATTCTTTATTACCGCTTGCCACAATGGACTTGGATTGTCTAAGGATTATATCAAGGACACATTCAAGGACTACATAAATGGGCGCAGAACGATTCAAAATTGCGATGGTGTTGAAGGTTACACCTACGGGCTTTTCGTTGATTACAACGGAATTGTGGGCGTGACAAGCGATGTTTCTGCCTTTATGTGGTGCAAGGACGTGACCTTGATAATCCCAAAGACAAAATGTCCTAATGTTTATTGCGGATGCCACACCAACATGCACATCATAGGCAATGGATATAACCATGTGCGTATATATGCCTTTGACGAAAGCGAAGTCACGATTGATGACATAGATGGCAATAGCGTTGTCACTGTTCTTAAATATTCACCAAAAGCAAAGGTGCAACATGGCGATTTCTGCTTGGGAACGGTACACGAATTTAACAAGGAACTGCGACTTTAAAGAAATAAAACAATAAAATGTTGTAAAACTATGGCTGATAACACTTTAAGAAATAAATATTTGCTAAAAAACACTGCAAATGGCACATTCCAAGATGTGACAACACTGTTCAATGGCGTAAGAATACTCTCGGTTGATGGAATGAACCAAAAAGGCAAGACAAAAAACGTCTATACCGAAGACTGGGAATACAATCAAGAGGAGGATTTCGATATTGTTATGCAAGACAGCAATGACACAAAGCAAATTATTCGTGAAAATGTGGATATAAATGTCACTTTTGCAGTAAGACAGAAATATGTGCGTGGAAACACAACGATTGATGTGCGGAACCTGCACGACAGCTTTGTGGACTATATGACAAACACGGATATATGGATTAAAAGCCTATATACCAACAAAAACGTGCATTGCGTGTGCTTGAATGACTACAAGCCAACAATGATGAAACTACATCGTGGCAACAGTTCATTCGCCCTTGGCACAATAACACTGCATTGCCTCGACAAACCAAGTGTGAACTAACCACAAAAAAAAGAAACCGCCTATTCTCACGAACAAGCGGAATCAATAAACATTTTAAAATTGTTTTTTTTATGAAAAAACTTAAAATTATGGTAAAAAGGTAAAAAAAAGAAACTTTAACCAAAAAGACGCTTGTACCAAGGCATCGACTTTTCAACAATCAGTTGATTGTTCAACTCCTCACACTCAATCTTCAAGGCATCCAACTCCTTCAAGGCAACATCAGATGACTTTTTCCAATAAGCAACATCCTTTTCAAGCTTCTTGACATAATCATTTCGCTTGTTCACCAACTCCTCGCATTCATTGGCAACACCCCTCAGCTCATCAATTTTGGCATTTAACTGCTTGATGTAACCTTGATAACCAGAAACCTGCTTGCGCAACTGCTTGATGGTATCTTCTAATGACACCTGTGGTGATGCAGGAATATCAACACCAGCACCACACACAACATTTTCAACATCATTCTTTGTCTTTTTCATAATAGCTATTATTTAAATTAAAAAACTAAAAATCAGCAGCAAGAAAACCATCAACATCTGGCTCACCAATAGAATGCAGTTCACTTTCCTTTTTCATCTTCAACTCACGCCTTAAACTCGCCTTCGGGAAACTAGCCATGTTGATTGTCTGACCTATCACCGTGTAACCATCAACCAACTTTTCACCCTCCTTCGCATAAGGCAATACCTCACCCTTTACATTGACATACATGCCACGATTGAAATGCTCATTGATGTACTTCGCAAAATAAGGCTTCCATATCGTCTTGAACGTCAAATACCTTTCATCAACCTTGACACCAGAACTGGTCTTGTAACCCTGATGATACTCATCCAAATACACAACCACACTGCCACTGGGCAAATACTTTATCTGCGACACAAAACCATTCAACTCAAAACTCGCCATAAACTAATCAATCCTTTCAAAACCATCTTTGGCTTCAACCTCATTAATATGCGTGGATTTAATAAGCGAGGATGCTGGCGCAACAGAAGAATGATAAGTACGATTGAAACGGATGTCCGAAGACAAATAACTCAACACATGATACAAATCAACTACATCTACATCACCAGTTGGACTGCCAACAGCACTAACTACATTTCCATTACCATCAAGACTAAAGGTAACACGCATAGTCACCTTCCTTAATTCACCTAAATTCGTTCCTTCCATAAAACTATATCTTTAAAAACTTAATCACAACCACAAAGTAAACACTTTTTTTCAATAATACAAAACCTAAACGCAAACTTTTTTATTCACACCAAAAACAAAAAGCCAATTTTAAGCCCTACAAGGCATTATTTTTTCCAAAACAAGGAAACTATCATCCCAAGAAAGAAAATGACGCAGAAACAAAATAAAAGGCATCTACGGGCATCTAAACATAACACGACAACCTAAATTTTTCGTTTTTCAAAAAAATTTTTTCAGAAATAGCGATTTGCACCATATAGTTTTGGGGCAAAAATAGCCCCCTCCCCCTAACATTATTTTGCAAAACTAAATGAACATACACCAAAGCAAAAAGCCTCAAAGGTACAAAACAAATAATATTGCACCCTAAAACGCACACAATTTGCACACAAAGCAACAAACACAACAAAATAATAAATATATCATCCATGAAAATAAAAAGCCATACAAGGAAAAAGAAAAGCTAACAAGAAACGAAACGAAAAAGGAATGCAACACGACCAAACAAACAAACAAAAATTGTTACCATGCTACTAAAACAAAGCTAACCAGGAAAAAAGGAAACAAAGCGAACATAAATAACAATAAAAGAAAATGCAATATATAACTATATAACTAT